CAAGAAACATTTGGTGGCAAGGCATTGACGTCTGGTTTCATGCCTGACGGATCGGTGGCGTTTGACAATCAAGAAATTCTGTTTGAAATAGTGTGGCAAAGACCAGAAGACTATGATCTTAATACTGGTATGGCTGATCCTTACAGTCAAACACAAAAGAAATATAATGCCCGAGTGGCTCTGCAGAGCAGAGTGTACATTGCCACCAAAGTCACAAGTGAATTTAGATCTGGCAGATTTGAACAGACCCTCGAAGGCAAACTTTATACTTTTTTGAAATCTGATGCCAGCAATGCCGCTGAACCTTCTGTGGCTGCATTGGCTACCAACAAAACTGGCAGTGATGCTGGCAGAATCAAGCCAACTCAGGCTACTGTGAGAGGAATAGACAACGCCATAGCCGCACGAGCAAGAGCTGAAGCAGAAACTGCTGCAGCAGCGCAAGCAAGATCTAATTTTGCCAAAACTGATCCACGACGTCTTGACACAGGCGACGGCGGCAAACGTGCCATACTAGGAGCACAAGGGGCCTACAAGGAAGCAAAGTTTACTGAAAACGCTGGCGGTGCCGCGTTTGGTAATCCTAACATCACTAGACAAGGTATCACCGCTGGAGCAACATTGTTGCCAGCAAACCCGCCTGCAAATCCTACAGACAGTACCGGAACATCATTACAGCCAACACAATCACAAACAACTAGAGCCGCACCACAAAAATTACCAGGAGCAGGACCAGGAACAAACGGGTTGACAATTGAACAAAGGCGTGAGGTAAACCGTCGAGCAATTGAACAAACCAATCGTGAATTGGCCGAAGAATACGAAGGAGCGTTAGGTGGTGCACCAACAACAGCGCAAAAAATAGTTAAGGATAGAGGTTAATCAATGGCAGAGAACGTAGAACGCAGTCGAGGTCGACCCAGTAATTATAAACTGGATCGTGGAGGAGTACCCGCAGAATTTGGACCATTCACAGGAGTGGTCATGAGTACAGTAGATCCCACACGGTCGGGCCGCTTGCGTGTGTACATTGATGCATTTGGTTCAGGAGCCGACATTGGTGCCATGGACAATGAAACCACCTGGACCACGGTGAGTTACATGCCGCCATTCTATGGCTATACTCCAATGAGTCAAACACAAGGAGCCACAGAAGGTCTTGGTGCTTACCCTGGCAACTCTACCAGTTATGGCATGTGGTTCACACCTCCCGACGTGGGAGTAAAAGTGATTTGTATATTTGTCAATGGTGACCGTAGTCAGGGCTTCTACATTGGCGTGATACCAGAACAAGGCCTGGGACACATGGTACCTGCTGTTGGCTCAGTGCCGGCGTCACGGGCAGATATACAAAATCAAAACCAAGAAACTTATTTTGCTGACGCACCTAGATTGCCAGTTACAGAAATAAATGTCAACAATGAAGGTGTTTTTAACGATCCAAGATTTTATGACCAGCCTAAACCAGTACAAGGATATCTTGCACAGGCCTTGTTACAACAGGGATTGATCGCAGATATAGAACGAGGTACTATTCAAAGTTCAAGTCAGCGAGAAACTCCCAGCGCAGTATTTGGAATCAGCACACCGGGCACAGCCATTTATCAGGGTGGTATGAAACCCAATGACATCAGAGCCAAACTCAATGCAGGAGAAGTCAAATCTAGTGATGCTAGAGTAATTGGCAGAGTAGGCGGACACAGTCTGGTCATGGACGACGGCGACCTAGATGGAAACAATGGTATGCTACGTTTGAGAACCAGTCTCGGCCATCAAATTACCATGAGTGATTCGGGAAACTTTTTTTACATCATTCATGCCAATGGTCAAACCTGGCTGGAATTTGGCGTCGAAGGCACAGTAGATGTTTATGCCACAAACTCGGTGAATGTACGCACCAAGGGAGATATTAATTTTCACGCTGACAGAGATATCAACATGTTTGCTGGTCGCTACTTAAAAATAAAAAGCAAAGAAGACATGCAGATAGAGTCAGGAACGTTCTTGGCCATGCAAGCACAGGAAGATATTACTTTGTATAGCAAATCTACAATTGGAGTCAAAGCTGACGGAACATTGACTCTGAACAGCGCATCGGGCTCATGGGGTGCAGGATCCGCCTTGGTATTACAAGCAGGTGGCATTGATCTTAACGGTCCAGCAGCAGGTCAAGTGACCACACCACAACCTTTGACCAAAACACTCTTGGACGACACTGAATGGGACACCAGCAAAGGCTGGATAGTCAAACCTGAAGGTCTCGAAAGTGTTGTAAACCGAGCCCCCACACACGAACCATATCCTTATCATAACAAGGGCGTGGATGTTGAGATTGCATTTGAAGAAGGCAAGCCAAGCCCGCCTCCAGGGGCTGTGCCTGTGCCCGCAGGCATAGAGATAAAGGCACAATAACATGGCTGAATTTACATTTAATCTTGATCAACTCAAAGCCAGCGTTGGTAAAACACAGGCCAGCTTTGAATCCAGTTTGTATTCTAAAACAAAAAATGAAGATTTAACATACACAGGTGATGATTACATAGTCTGGGACAGAACCAACGCTGAACGCCTACGCCGAGGATTACCTAGTTTAACGCAAATTGGCTCACCTCGCCCGCCTGAAGATACCACAGGAACAACGTCTACAAACCTATCACCTGGTGAGCCGCCCACAAACTCCGACGGTTCTGCAAAAACATTTGCCATCAAAGGTCCACCAGGACTCACACGTGAGCAGGCATTTGCAATATTCAAGAAACAAGCTGATACTGGTGGTCTAGTGGGATTCAAAGCAGGCGATGTTCTTTCAGCGGCAACACAAGCTGCTGATGGGCTGGCCGGAGCACAAGCCATGGTTGCACAAGCCCAGTCAGGTGTGACTGGTAGTCTTAACGTGGGAAGTTTTACGTCTGGGTTGTCTGCATCTGGAATAGATCTTGCCACTGGACGTATTCCATCAATTGACGCTGCATTTGCTCAAAGTGGCATCAATGGCGGAGCTGGTGCTTTCACTAGTGTGTTAGGCAGTGTAGCTGGTGGCCTGGGAGCCGCTGGCGGTGCAGCAGGTGGTTCTTTAGCTGGAATTACACCAGGACTAACAGCCGCAGTAGGCCCGGCAGTGACCTCAATATCAAATGCTGGTACTGCATTGGTAGGAGCAGCTGGTATACAAGGGTCAACTGCCATCAAGAGCATTGAAACTATCAACAAGACCATAACACAATTTCCAGTAACCAGTCCTATCAATGCCGCAGACTTTACCAAAATTGCCGGCGGTATTAATCCAGCAGGCGCCCTGTCTGGACTAGGTCCCATGAGTGTGCCCGAAGTCAACGGAGTGTTGGCGCAGGCTAAAAATCTAGTTAACCAAGCCGGTTCAGTGTTGAGCAATACCAAAGGGCTTGGATCATTTGGACTTGATGCTGGGCAATTAGAAACAGCTGGTTATGTGAAACCTGGCACAAGAGCACTATTGGCAGCAGGCACAAACGTGTTTGCTGATGTAATTAAAAGTCCTGCGGTATGGACAGGCAAAGATGGAATCAAAAGTGCCTCAGACTTGCTAAACAACGTGCCCAAACAAAGTCAAATTCAACAGGATCTCATGGCCAAGGGCGTGGCTGGCCTAGCCGCTGTGGGCGTTCCAGTTAAAAACTTGTCAAGTCAAGGACTTGCTGGCATGGCATTGAACGCCGCCAAAGATCTGCCTAGCGCAGAAGCATTTGCCAAAGGTTTGCCTATTCCTGGAGATGCTACAGGTGCAGTGCAAGCAGAATTTAAAAGTGCGGTACGTGACGGTGCATTTGCTGTGAACTTGGTACAGACCAAAATCCCTACAGTGTTCAAGCAAGAAGATATACCAGTACCAGCAGAAAACACAGTGAATCGCGCCACCCTGGATGCAGCCAGCACACGAGTTATTGGCAACGACAAAATCCCAACGCCCAATTACGGACCAACAGAAACCAAATTAGAAAATCAAGCCGATGTTGAAGATTATGCTGACAAAGCGTTGATTTATATAAATCAGTATCTGAATCCTGCTGGCCGTAATTTGTTTGAAATTGAGGCCAAATTATCTGCTTTGGAAAATCAGCAAACGATTTCTCCAGCAGCATTTTCTGCTATAGATGGCGAATATCAACAGGTTAGGGATACGTTTAACAGCAATGCTCGTGTGCAGGCTAGTGTACAATACCTTGAAGCATTTAATAAATTGACTCAGATTCAAAGAGGAAACGTAAATCAATTGCCTACAGGTCCAAAGAATGTTCAAGCAAAACAAGCCTTGCTTATAGATAAGTCGGGAGATATTAGACAAAGAATAAACAAGTTGAAGTTGAAGATCGAAGGGCGCGGTGAAGGTGAATAGCCTTCAATAAATACAACATGGCACAAAGATTCATTGGATTCAACACACAGAACCAGTTTAAAAAATTCACACTCACGGATTTTGAACTGGTCAAACGCGATTTGTTGAATGCGTTTAATATTCGGCAAGGACAACTGCCCGGACGCCCAGGATACGGCACTGTGTTATGGGATTACTTGTTTGAACCGCAGCTGGAAGAATTACAATCGGCCATCGAAAGAGAAATTCAGCGTGTGGCCGGCGGCGACCCCAGAATCTACATCAGCGACATACAAACTTTCCCCCAAAGCAACGGTATTTTGATACAAATAGAACTAACCGTAGTTCCCAGCACAGATGCTGAACGATTAAGTATATTTTTTGATCTACAACAACGCAATGCATCCTATGTATAACTAAGCCGTTTTTGTTGCCCATAAATAAAAGACTGAGGCACTAATAAAATGGCAACCACCACAAGACAAACCGCAATATTTGGAGTTGAAGACTGGAAACAGATCTATCAAACCTATCGCGAAGCTGACTTCCAAAGTTATGATTTTGAAACTTTGCGCAAGAGCTTTATTGATTATTTGCGGTTGTACTATCCTGAGACATTCAACGACTTTATTGAATCGTCAGAATACATTGCCTTGCTGGATGTCATGGCGTTTATGGGTCAAGCACTGGCCTTTCGTTCCGATCTAAACACACGTGAAAACTACATGGACACGGCCGAGCGTCGTGACTCAGTAGTTCGCCTGGCCAACTTGGTCAGCTACACTGCCAAACGCAACACAGCCGCACAGGGTTTACTCAAAGTTTTTTCAATAACCACAACTGAAAACGTAATTGACTATCAAGGCGTTAATTTGAGCAACGTCACAGTAAACTGGGCCGATCCCACCAACCCTGATTGGCAAGAGCAGTTTACTACCATCATCAATGCCAGTCTTTTGAACACTCAACGAGTGGGGCGCCCAGGAAATCGCCAGACTATTCTGGGAGTGAGAACAGACGAATATGGTATCAACTTGGTACCTGGCTATTTGCCTATTGTACCGTACACAGCCACAGTGGACGGTGTAACCATGCCATTTGAGGCCATGACATCCACATCAGTGGGCGCAGATTTTCTATATGAGCCAAGTCCACGAGCCAACTCACCATTTAATGTGTTGTTCCGCAATGACCAACTGGGATTTCAGTCAGCCAACACTGGTTACTTTTTTATGTTCAAGCAAGGCGTGTTACAGAATCAAGATTTTAACTTGGCTGAAAAAGTAAGCAATCGCACAGTGAACATCAACATCGAAGGTGTCAACAATGAAGATCGTTGGTTGTACCAACTGGACAATGTGGGCAATATCACTCGCGAATGGGAATATACTGAAAACATTTATGCGGCAGCCGCTGAACAAATTGGTACCAGCCTGCGACCCATCTACACTGTGACATCACGTACTAACGATCAGATTACCATGGTGTTTGGTGACGGTGTGTTCTCAGAAATACCAGTGGGCACCTTCCGTGCCTATGTTCGTGCATCAAACGGCTTGCAATACATTATCAATCCTGAAGAAATGCAGAGTGTGACTATTCCCATCAGTTACATCAGTCGCAACGGCAACCTTGAAACCATCACATTCACTTGTGGCATCACAAGACCTGTGAGCAATAGTCAGGCACGTGAAACCATTGAACAAATCAAGCAACGTGCGCCTGCACAGTATTACACTCAAAATCGCATGGTCAACGGAGAAGACTACAACCTCTTCCCATACACACAGTACAACTCAATTGTAAAGAGCAAGGCCTTGAATCGTGCTTCAATTGGTACCAGTCGGTATCTTGATCTTGTGGACAACACTGGCAAGTACTCCAGCACCAACAGTTTTGGTGCTGATGGCGGATTGTGGCAACAAAACATATTGCCCACTATTTTGTTTTCCTATACCAACCGAAATGAAATAGCAGATGTGATTGCCAATCAGGTACAACCTGGCCTGGCTGAATCTACCATGAAGCAGTTTTACTATGCTAATTTTCCAAGAGTAACTGAATCCACTCTGCCCACATATGGTGCTACTACCTGGGTACCCGGTGCTACCTGGAATCAGAGTACCACCTTGGCCAATGAAACCACAGGATATTTTAGAAATGCAGTGACATCTGCAACCTGGCCTAATGGCACCCCAATCCCAGTGGGATTTACAACTACCACAAATTTTAAGTATGTATCAGTGGGTAGTTTGATCAAGTTTGTGCCACCTGCTGGCTACTACTTTGACGCCAACAATAAACTCAAGCCTGGCACACCCAGTCGCGCAGACGAAACACTAGAAATTTGGGCCAGTCCGTTGAGCATACAAGGCACAGGATACAACAACGGACTAGGAAATCTTTCTTCAGGGGCAGGTCCTATAACCCTGAATAATTTTATACCAACTGGAGCTCTAGTCGATACTATCATTCCACTGTTTGTGTCAGACTTGCCACTGACATTGGAACAGTCCATGGCCGAACAAATTTTGCTCAATCGTAATTTTGGCATTGGCTACGACAGCAACGGTGACATCACTGGTGTGCCTTATTCCTGGTACTTGATAACCAGTACTAACTTAGCGGCTGACAGTACATGGAGTCAAGCCAATGCAGGATCCACAGCAGGCACAAATCAGGATGCATCATGGTTGATTCAGTTTGTGGTTCAAAATCAAAACTACACAATCACCTTCCGTGGCCTGGCCTATTACTTTGGTTCAGTGTTGAGCACACGCTTTTTCTTCTATGATGGCAGCCAAATTTACGACTCACGAACTGGCACAGTGATCAAGGACTTTATTAATGTTTTAGCAGTAAACACTAGACCTGATTCTACGGATCATTTGTCCGGAGATATTGTCATGACTATTACTGGACAACCAGTTGAATCAGACGGCTATGTGGACGATTTTCAAGTGTTGGTCAGTTATCGTGACAGCGACAATGATGGTGTACCTGACAATCCTGATTTCTTTAATGAAATTGTTGCTCCTTCTGTAGATCCCACACAAAAATATGTGTACCTACAAAAAACTGTGGACTTTGACAACCTACAACGTTATCTCTTGGTATCACAAGGCGAAGTTGTGAGTGACTACCCCACTTTAGATGATATTGAGTTGGCCAAAACTGAGTGGACTCCAGGACAAGTATTCTATGCTTACACAGACGAAGCGTTTTATCAATTGAGCGTGGGTGCCACAGGATTACGAACCTTGATTGATGTCAGCACAGAGTGGTTGGCCAAAACAGGTCGTCAAGATTTGTACTTTCAGTATAGACACAACGCACCGTTGACCACCCGTATTGATCCAGGTACCACCAATATTATTGATTTATATGTTGTGACCCTGTCCTATTATACTGCATATCAAAACTGGATTCAAGACACAACCGGTACTGTGATCGAACCTGATGTGCCCAGCCTTGATGAACTTACTACCACCTATCAAGGCCTACAGAATTATAAAATGTTGAGTGACAATATTATTTTGAATAGTGTAATTTTCAAACCTTTGTTTGGACAAAAAGCCGCACAAGAACTACGTGCCACTATTAAGGTCATTAGAGCCAGTGGCTCAACAGCCAGCACAAGTGAAATTAAAAGTGCGGTGGTTGCTGCAATGAATACATATTTTAGTATTGATAAATGGAATTTTGGAGACACATTCTATTTCAGTGAACTTGCAGCCTACCTACATAGTAATTTGGGTAGTATTATTAGTTCAGTTGTTTTGGTTCCGTTGAACTCACAAAAGTACTTTGGCGACTTGTACGAAATACGCTCAGAGCCAAATGAAATATTTGCTAATGGTGCTACTATTAATAACATTGAAGTGATTGAAGCATTGACCAGTACCAACTTGCGTACTGCCCCCGGTAGTGGAGTAATTTAATGGCAACAGTTCGTAGTGTAGATTTTCTTCCTGAAATTTTTCAGACTGATGCCAACAAGCAGTTTTTAAGAGCTACATTGGATCAGCTGATCCAGGAGCCTAACTTTAGAAAAACACAAGGTTTCATTGGCCGTTCTGTAGGCCCAGGGGTTGACCCCAACGACAAGTATGTGGTTGAACCCACGGCCACCAGAGCCAATTATCAACTGGAACCGGGAGTGGTCAGCCTTATACCCGAAACCAGTCAGATTCGAGATGCCATCACCTATCCTGGACTAAACGATGCCATTGGATTTCAAGGCGGCAATGCCAGCCGCCCAGATCGTCTGTACTCAAGCGAATACTACACCTGGGATCCGTTTGTAGATTTTGATGCGTTTGTAAATTTCTCACAATATTTTTGGGTACCTGGTGGACCTGATACTGTAGATGTGGCTGCAACCGGAGTGTCTACGTCGGACAATTTTACAGTCACTCGGGCCAATGGTGTTTATACTTTTTCGGGCATCAACGGCGACAACCCTATTATTGAACTGGTGCGTGGCGGCAACTACACTTTTCAAGTGGCTCAGAACGAAACAGAAACTGTTAACTATCGAGTAAGAAATTCAGGAACGTCAGCCTATGTGATTGACTTCCAAAACAACCCCAGTCTTACATTGGCTCGTGGCAACACCTATGTGTTTAACTTGACACTGGATGGTGTGTTCCCGTTCTGGATAAAAACTCAACCCACTATTGGTACTGGAGAAACATACAATCAAGGCGTGAGCCGCAATGGTGCAGCCACTGGCTTGATAACATTTACAGTGCCTCAAGATGCGCCTGATACATTGTACTATGCTGCAGAAAATCAAACCAGCATGCAAGGCATATTGAATATTGTAAATGGCACCCCAGGTACAGGTCCAGGCTTCTGGATTCAAACCACTCCAGGAGTGTCGGGCACCATCACAGCAACTCCTAACATATCCAGCAGAGACGTACTGGGTGTGACCAACAACGGCGAAGATTTAGGTACAGTAATTTTCAATGTGCCGGCCAAAGATGCACAAAGTTTTTACTATAACTTAACCAATATTGGCACAGTTGATTTGGTAACAGACATGCAGTTTGCACAGATCAACAATCAGTCAGTCAGCGAATTTATCAGTCAATACAACGGCATTGATGGAGTTACAAATCTTGATGGCCGTACTTTGATTTTTACCAACTCCACAGAAGATACCACAGAAGGTGGCTGGTATCGTACCAGTTTCTTTGACCCACTCATAGATGATGCATCTAATGTGGGTGTGGCTGGCAGTTATGACAGTGTGCCTTATGACTATACAATTGATATTGTACCTAACCAACGTTATCAAAAGTATCAAATTAGCTACGTAAATATTGCAGGTACAGTGTACATACAGGTCAACAAGATAGCTGACATTGCACCGTTAGAAAAGTTTATCATTGGCTATGGACTAACCTATAGTAACACTCAATGGTACAAAGATGCCACTGGGGTGTTTCAACAGATTCCTCTATTGTCTGCGGTACAAGATACCTTGTACTATCAAGATGGCACAGATCCAGAGATCTTTGGCCGCATCAAGCTAATAGAGCAAACACAAACCAACATCATCTATGTTGATGAAATTCTAGGACGAGAAACTTATATCAGTCCCAATGGTGTGACGTTTAGTAATGGACTGAGAGTTCGCTTCACTGGTGATGTATTTCCTGCTAGTTATGGATCTGGTTCGTCTTTGTTTCAATACACTGCAACTGAGGCTGGTACAAATTACATAACTTACAACAACAGTGCAGATTTATATGTGGGACAACAGGTGGTGTTTTCTGCGCCATCTCTAGGAGGACTCAATTCAGGGCAAACCTATTATGTGAGATCAATTGCGGCCAACGGTCTAAAATTTACAGTGAGCACTGTAGAAGGCGGTCCTGTTGTGGTATTATCAAACGCTACTGGAAACGCCTCTGCTACAGCCATCAGCAACAGAGAATACTATGTGAGTGGAGTGGGCAATGCAATTGAATTGTTGCCTACTGTGAATTATGTTGTACCTGAACTGTATGTAGAAGACGCTGACGATAGTACTATAGCTACAGAACCAGATCAACCAGATTACTTGACCATTGATCGTGCCAGCAAAGATTTAAATGCCTGGACCAGAAGCAATCGTTGGTTCCATATTGATGTTATCAATGCTACGGCTGCGTACAACAACACCACTGCGGTGCTGGACAACAATTATCGAGCTAAGAGACCTATTGTACAATTCAGACCTGGTATGCGCCTGTGGAACATGGGTACAGAAGGCAAAGCGCCGGTTGATATTATTGACTTTGAAGAGACAGATGCCTTTTCTAACATTGAGGGATCTACCAGTTACAGCACCAACGGCTACACCTTTGTAGAAGGCACACGAGTTATTTTTGCGGCAGATGAAGATACTTCGGTGCGCAACAGAATCTATATTGTGAGTTTTGTCACTCCAGATACCATAGCCCCTCTAATACCACAACCTATCATTACTCTTACTCAGGCCACTGACGGGGTGGTTTTATTGGATCAATCCACAGTTTGTATCAGCGGTACTAGCACTGCGGGAAAAACTTTTTGGTATGACGGAATTGAATGGACAGAAGCTCAGCAAAAAATCTCAGTGCAACAGGCACCGTTGTTCAATATATACAATCCTGATGGTGTAAGTTTTGGAGATGGTACACAGTATCAATCAACTACATTTGCAGGATCAAAGCTGTTTAGTTATGGTGTAAGTGACACCACTATACTTGATCCAGTTTTGCAGTTTCCGCTAAGGTACTTGAATATCAACAACGTTGGCGACATTGTGTTTGACAACAATTTGTACGTGGACACATTCTTGTACGTGGTTGACAACGTTAGTATCACATCAGACATCAGTTCAGGATCTGTAAGAGAATACGCCACTCGAACTGATTATCAAAAGTTGATAGGTTGGCAAAAGGCCGCGGTGGACCAACAACTTTATCAGCAGTTTAAATTTTCATATACAGGCGCCACACTCAAACTAGATGTGTCAGCATTGTCTCAGACATCTATTGCTACACCAGTAATTAAAATATATGTGGGAAGTGTTTTTATAGATCCTGGTGCATACACCTATACCACTACTGCTGACAGCACTGTTATAACTTTACTTAACACTTATGCTCTGACAGACATTGTAGAAGTACTGGTACTCAGCAATCAAACTAGTAAGGTTGCATTTTATCAAGTACCTGACAACTTGCAAAGCAACCCATTGAACTCAAATTCACAAGCGTTCACGCTGGGAACCATTCGCACTCATTATCAAAGCATCTGTGAAAACCTACGCACCCTTCAAGGTCCAGTAAACGGTGCCAACAACACTCGAGATCTTGGCAATATAGTGCCTTTTGGTCTAGTTATCTTGCAACAAAGCTCGCCGTTGACTTTGGCAGGCTACTTCATGCGCAGCACTGAGTATAATGTTTTTGCTGCCATGCAATACAACAGTCGAGAATACATCAAATTCAAAGCACAAATGTTGGATTCAGTGTTGACACAAAACATTGGATTTGAAACCACAGCACAAGTACTTGATACTGCTATACAAAATGTTACACTGGGTAAATTAGATACCCAACCGTTTTATTGGAGTGACATGATACCTGCTGGTATCACCTATGCCAGCACCAGCTACACCGTGAGTTTTATCACAACCAATGTATTTGATACTGTACAGGTGTATGATTTTACCACTCAAAATTATCTTGGTCTTCTGGTATATCTCAATGGCCAACAATTGACTCGAGATGTGGACTATACTGTGGCCACCGACGGTCCACGTATCACTGTGTTGGTCACATTGACAGTGGGAGATGTACTGTTAGTCAACGAGTACAACGCCACTTATGGAAATTTTGTACCTAACACACCTACCAAACTAGGATTGTATCCTTCTTGGAAACCAGCGTTGATAACGCAAGCTACCAGCAACGGCACGGCTTCATTTATACTAGGACACGACGGCAGCACCACTCCGGTGTTTGGTGACATTCGTGATGAGGTTTTACTGGAATTTGAAACACGCATCTACAACAACCTCAAACTGGATGGTAATCCAGTGCCACTTACCATTGATGATGTGTTGCCTGGCCAGTTTCGTGAAACAGGATACACATTTGAAGAAATAAACACAATTTTTAGCAGTGACTTTTTGGCCTACTGTGGTTGGAACAAACTGGACTACAATCAGCAAAATTATCTAGCCAACAATGAATTCACCTACAACTACAGTAGCAGTAACAATCGTCTTGACGACCAACCGCTGTTGGGTGCCTGGCGCGGGATCTATCGATATTTTTACGATACAGAACAACCCAGTTTGACACCATGGCAAATGTTGGGATTAACCAAAGAACCTGACTGGTGGCAAGATCGGTATGGTCCAGCTCCTTATACCTCTGACAACTTGGTGTTGTGGGACGACCTAGAAGCCGGTTTAGTGGCCGACCCTGTTGCACCATACATAGTTCCAAAATATGCACGACCAGGACTAACTTCAGTAATCCCCACTGACAGCGAAGGCACGTTATTAAGCCCTCTTGACTGTGTGGTAGGTTTTACTCCGTTAAACAACAATCTCAACAGTAAATTTGCTAAAAGTTGGGCACTAGGAGATGGAGGACCAGTAGAAGCATCTTGGTACAACAGTTCATCATATCCATTTTCCGTGATGCATGTGCTGGCAGTCACACGCCCAGCAAAGTTTTTTGCCTTGTTTGCCGATCGTGACAGATATCGCTACAATCTGGACTATGAACAATATCTACTGGATGATCGTTATCGTCTAGACGCCAATGGTGTTGAAGTCTACGGCAATGGTGTAAGCAAAGCCAGCTACATCAACTGGATTGTGGATTACAATCGTCAGACTGGCATTGATTCAACTGACCTGTTGACCGCTGATCTACAGAATCTAGATGTGCGCCTGTGCTATCGTATGGCATCATTCTCTGACAAACAATACATCAAATTGTTTACAGAAAAATCCAGCCCTAACTCAACCAATACTGCTTTGATGATTCCTGATCAAAGTTATGACATTTTGTTGTACAAGAATCAACCTTTTGATCAGATAAGATACAGTAGTATTGCGATACAAAAAGTAAGCAACGGTTATGCTGTTTTTGGATTTGGTAATCAACAGCCTTACTTTAACATATTACAAAGTCAGGCAGTGGGGCGACTTGCAACCTACAGCTCGGGCGGTATTACTGTGCGTATTCCCACTTTCTATACCAACACAGTAGTTCAGGTTCCGTACGGATTTGTATTCAGTAACGAAACTTCTGTGTGTGATTTCTTGGCCAGTTACGGCGAACTTTTAAGCACACAAGGCCTAACATTTACCAACATTGCCAATGGCTATGTGTTAGATTGGCCGCGCATGATCAATGAATTCTTGTACTGGAGCCAACAAGGTTGGGGTACAGATGCAATTATAAATCTAAATCCCTTGGCTGCCAAACTAGAAATTTCTAGACCACTAGCAGTGGTTGACAGCATCAACACCGAAACCACAGAGAATCTGTTGTTGAATCAAAATTCACAAGAGATTCCACCACGAGCACTCAACATAGTAAGACTGGGTAACAATTTCAGTATTGAACCATTGAACCTGGACGCCATCAGTTACATTGACATGCGGTTTACCAACTACGAACACATGATTGTGTTGAACAATCAAAGTGTGTTTGGAGACTTGATTTATGATCCCACAACAGGCGCAAGACAAAGTAGATTGAGCATGGTGGCCATGACCACTGCTGACTGGAACGGATCAGTTGATGCACCTGGATTTATCTTGAATCAAAACAACGTTCAAGAGTGGACTGGGTTAAAAACCTACAGCAAGGGCGAGATTGTCAAGTACAAAAATGTATATTGGTCAGCACTGACTATTGTACAACCCACTGACAAGTTTGATTTCAATGTGTGGACTCAAAGTGACTACACTCAGATTGAATTGGGTCTGTTGCCCAACTTGGCTAACAAAGCTGATCAACTGGCCAACAGCTACAATATTAATGCAGCAAACATTGAATCAGACAATGACCTATTGGCATACGGTCTAATTGGATTTAAGCCACGCCAGTATATGGCGGCGTTGAATCTTGACGATGTTAGTCAGGTAAACGTATACAGACAGTTCTTGGATACCAAAGGCACTTTACTGGCCACAGAGTTATTCAAGCAAGCCAACCTTGGCAAAGAATCTGCAGACTATGACATCTACGAAAACTGGGCAGTGCAACGTGCTGTGTACGGTGCCAACGCCAATCGTAGTTTCTTTGAATTGCGATTAAATCGCGCCTTGCTGAGTAGTAACCCCAGCCTGATTCAAGTCATACAACCACAACAGGTCAGCGAAGCCGATCAGACCATCTTCTTCAGTGACGTGTGGCGACAAAGTTTTGCGTTAACATCAACTGACATTTTGCCAGTGACTACTGAGTTACCAACTGATGTGGCGTTGCCCACTGCTGGTTATGTGAATCTTGACGATGCTGATATTACTGTGTTTGACATTGAAAATTCAGACAGTCTTTCAGCCAATATTGATGCCATTCAAGTGGGCACTAGTATATGGGTGGCCAAGATTAACAGTTACGACTGGAATATATACCGTGCTCAAGCAGTCCCAGGCATAATTCAACACGTTTGTGACAATCTAGATGGCACCAGCCGTGTGATCTTTTCCACCAATCATGGCTTGGTAGCAGGCGCTAAACTGATTATCAAATTCTTTGATCCTGAAATCAATGGTGTTTATCAGGTATTGTCTGTGGCAAATTTGACCACAGTAAATATTGGATTTGATTTTACTGGCGACCGTGTGGTGGCCAATGGTACAGGTTTAGGATTCACCTTGCAAACCATGCGTGTCGCGCAGGCCAGCGATGTGATCAATCTGCCATACGCCAACAATATTCTGCCAGGTGCCAAAGTTTGGGTAGACAACAACGGTTCAGGTCTATGGGAAGTTTTACAAAAGAACAGTGTATTCTCTGACATTATCTCATTGAATCCTGTGTTGCTAGATGCAGGCGAACAGTATGGTGCCAGTGTAGCACAGGCCCGTAATAGACTAGCTGCCTTGGTAGGTAGTCCTCGATATGGATTTGGCTCTGGCACAGAGTACGGCGCAATTTACGTGTACGTCAAGAGTTATGGCGACCAGTACATACCAGTCAGTCCTATTGGAACAAACGATGCAATACTGACAGTGACAACCACTGGCGTAAGAGGCCTGGGCAACTCTGCTGATTTTGGCAATCAAACCTGGGCCGCAGCAGGAGCTAGTGCCAGTCAAGGTACTGGAAGCCTAGCCAATGTAGGCTATGCATTTGTAATTTTCCGTGATCCTCTTCTTGGAGAACCAGGCAGTATTCCCTATACCACATGGCAACTGTTGACCCCGCCCACAGCACCAGATCGCGCTGTAGCAGGAGAAATGGGATATTCTGTAGCAGTCAGCCAAGATGAACGTTGGATGTATGTGAGTGCCCCTGGCGCAAATCAGGTACATGCGTATGGTCAAGTTGACTGGCAACAACAAGTGTTGAAAGTGTTTGCTGATGGTACAACCAAGTCTTGGGACATCAACAATTCAATTCAAATTGACAACATATATCAATTAAAGGTCAGTCTAAACAGA